CCCTGTAAGCAGATGAGACAGGTTTTCGAGGTTGCGGTAGCCAACAACCTGATTGAAGGAGTGGGCGCCGAAGGTCTTCTTCTTCATCACCGCATAGCGGTATTGAAATTGGAAAAAGTTGTCGCCGCAATCTCCCAAGAGGGTGTTGTCGAGAAAGTAGCATTGCGCCCACAGGTCCATCGGGGATTGAGTAACCGGAAAGCCAGTAAGGATACGACGGTACTTAGCTAGAGGAGACAGCTTAAGAAGGGATTTTGTCCTCTTAGCCTTCGGATTCTTGATGGATGTGGACTCGTCTAAGACCAACATGGCCTGAGAGGCCCTCAGAACGTCTCTGAGGTATCGTTGTCCTTTGACGGTGGAAAGTGCCTCAACATTCATGATGAGTACTCTCAGGGCGTCTGAGTGGACGTTCAAACAAGCGGGGGCCAAAAAATTCTTTAAAGCCTCACGATCCTGCTTTTTGGGGGACGGATTCCAAATTGCCATCTCACAAAGGATGCGATCCGGCAAATGGTCGGGAATTTCAAGGTGCGCCCAATTCCTGTACACCCCTTTGGGCGCCAGAACGATCAGCGTATCGATTTTGCGACACTCGAACAGGAAGGCGGCGTTATCTATGGCCAGCTTTGACTTGCCGGTTCCCATCTCCAGAAAGTATGCCCAGTTCACCTCGAACCAGGATTTCAGGAGGACCTCTTTTTGATGCTTGAAGGGTTCTGTTTTAAATTCGTATTTCTGCTTTCTCATGAGCGCAATATAGCATAAGATGAATAATTGTCTATTGCAAATCTTCTTAAAATTTAGTAGACCATAGAAATACAACTAGAAAGTTAGAAGGCATGACAGTCTTTGTTACTCAAGAAAACCCCCGGTTCAATGTGCTTCCTGCACGTAAATGGGGAGACCTTGCATCGTTGGCGGCTCCTTTTGATCAGATTCATTTATCCCCCGGACGATTGGTTCAACAGATCAAGCGAAAGCTCCGTGGCTTTAATGATGACGATTGGCTGTTGTGCCTAGGAGATCCAGCGATAATCGGCGTGGCGTTCGCCATTGCCGCTGATGCTAACCAAGGACGGGTGAACCTACTCAAGTGGGATAAAATAGAGAAGGACTATTATCCCGTGAAAATTTCTGTCCGTGGCGGCATCGAAGAACTTGCAACCTGACGAGGAGATACGTGTGACTGATATATTAGACACAATCACAGCTGATGCAGAGGCATTTGAAACATTGACGACGGAAGGTGGAAGTGAATTATCTGGCCTAATTCGTCAAGCAAACGATGTCATCCAATCAGTGTTCAAGTCCGAAGAGGCCATCAAAAGCCTCAAGCGGACACGCGACAAATATCTCTACGATTTGATCCCAGCCAAGATGGGTGAGATGGGTATGGATAAAGTCGAGGTAGACGGCAACTCCGTTATAGTTCGAACTTATGTCGCTGGCACGATGCCGCAAGATCCACTTCAGAAGGATCTTGCAATCCAACACCTACGAGCAATCGGTGCAGGTGATTTCATAAAGAACCAGCTACAGGTTTCTTTTGGCATCACTGAGGATAATCGCGCCAAGGCGTTGCAGGCTGACCTGGAAGAACAGGGTCACGAAACAACGGCGAGGACATGGGTAGAACCCATGACCTTAAAGAAGCTGATCCGTGAGCGTATTGAGAACGGACAAGAGATCGATACGGAACTATTCAACGCTCACATTGGAACTGTGGCCAAGATCAAAGGAGGTCAAAATGGCTAAGAAGAACGGAAACGGACTCCCCACGGAGCTCGAGACGGCGTTTGCTGACGACAGCGGAATTGGTTTTGAAGAGGTCACTACCTCTGATCTGCAAATTCCTTTTCTAAGGCTTGTCCAGACCACAAGTCCTCAACTCAAAAAATCAGATGCGTCTTATATCAAGGACGCTTCAGGAGGGGACATCTTTAATACCGTCACTCTTCAGTCGTGGGGCGGGGGCGATGGCGTGATGGTGTTGCCCATTTTCTTCCAGATGAAACTACTGGAGTTCATCCCTCGCACAGAGGGTGGCGGTTTTGTCAGAGAACTGAGCGTAGACTCACAAGAAGTCCGACGTGCCGTTCGCGACCAGAAGACAGGTCTCGAACTGTTGGAAAACGGCAATGAGGTTGTCCGAAGCGCACAGCACTATGTGAAGATCGTGCATGACGACGGTAACCTTGAGAACGCCATCGTGGATATGAAGAAGACCCAACTCAAAAAGTCACGGGCTTGGTTATCCCTGATGATGATGCAGAAGCACAACGGCAAATCTCTACCAATGTTTGCCACCACCTATCGGCTGAAGTCAGTCGAGGAGAGCAATGACAAAGGTGATTGGTACAACTGGATCGTTGCACAAGAAGGACGGGTTCCCAGCATCGATGCTTACAACGATGCCAAGGAGATGCATGGCAGTATCTCCCGCGGGGAACTGCAAATCGCTCCTCCGGTTGTGCAGGACCTCGTAGAAGATCAAATAGACAACACAATCCCATTCTAGGGAGGTAGGTCCCCCGCTTCGGCGGGGGACCGTTTTTTCGGATGGGAACCGACGCTGACCGCTTCCTTGACCTGTTTAAAGGGTACAGTGAAGCGCATGGCCAAACTAAAGTTTTAGACTACCAACGGCACGGCAAGCAAAAAGCCAAAAGCTATATTGTCCGTGATCCCTTGACCGTGGCCTTGGTTCAACAACACCTTGACGGTGAACAAGGCGTTGGCAGCATTCCCATTGATGAAACCAACGGCTGCACATTCGGCGCTCTCGACATTGACGATTACAATCTGGATCTCCCCGCGCTATGCAAGAAGAACGCGAGGCACAAGCTTCCACTGACCGTCTGCCGGTCCAAGTCTGGTGGCGCCCATCTATTCATATTCCTATCGGAGAAGGTTCCAGCGGTTGATCTCCGTGACAAGCTGGCTGAGTTCGCAGCCGCCTTGGGCTTTGGCACGTGTGAGATTTTCCCTAAGCAGGAAGAGGTGATCGTTGAGCGGGGGGATGTCGGCAACTTTATAAATCTGCCTTACTTCCACGTGAAGTACACCACGCGATTTGCCTATGACGACAAGGGTAAAGAACTGACGCTGGGGGCCTTTCTGGACCGTGCGGAAAAGGCACGTATATCATTGAAGCGATTACGGAATTTCAATCTAGGCAGCAATGAAGATATCCTACCCAACGGTCCTCCGTGCCTTCAACAACTGACGGATTTTGGTATTCCTGAAGGAGGGCGAAACAACACTCTTTTGAACATAGGCATCTACTACAAGATGTCGTCGCCGGATAATTGGCGGGAACTGCTGGAACAGCATAACCTGAAGCACTGCAACCCTTCGTTACCAGCCAAGGAAATTGTTACCATCCAGGAACAGCTGGATAAAAAAGAATACTCCTACACCTGTCGCCAAGAACCCATCCAGAGTCATTGCAATCGTTCCCTCTGCCGTACACGCCAGTTTGGCGTAGGCGGCAAGCAGTCCTTTCCCACCATGGGGGGCTTGACCGTAGTGGAGTCGGAGCCGCCCGTCTGGTTCATGGATGTAAATGGATCTCGTCTCGAGCTTTCCACCAAGCAGCTACAAATGCAGATGGAGTTTCAGAGAGCGTGTATGGAACAGATATACCAGATGCCGGCAAAAATGAAGGAAGCCGATTGGCGACAACTCATCGACACCTTGATGGAGACCGCGACCAGAATGACGGTGCCAGAGGAATTGACTAACAAAGGACAGTTCAACGAACTCTTGGAGATATTCTGCACCTCACGCATCAAGGCTCAAAGCGAAGAAGAACTCCTGACAGGGAAGCCGTGGACGATTGACAAGTATACCTACTTCAAGCTTACCGCTCTTCAGGACTTTCTGCGACGGAAAGGTTTCAACAGCTATTCCCGTGGTCAGATTACGGAACGCCTGAAGGAACTGAACAAGGGCCAAGAGGCCGACAAGCGTTATCGCCTTAAAGACAACAAGGGGGTGTGGCGCGTGGTTCGCGTCTGGTTCGTACCGGAAATGGAAATGCTCGACGTTGAGCTTAAAGCGCCGACTTTCGAAGAGAAAGAGGATGGGGTGCCGTTTTGAAGATTCAAAAAACCTACCTAGGTCCACCTGGTTGTGGCAAAACTCAGAACAATTCTAATCTGATCAGAGAGTACATCAATCAAGGAATTGACCCAGAGCGCATCGCCTGTGTGTCGTTTACCCGCAAGGCTGCACAGGAAAGCCGCGAACGGGTTTGTCATGATTGCGGCATAGAGGAGGACCGTCTTCCTAATTTCCAAACGTTGCACTCGATAGCCTTTCGTGAGGGCGGCTATTCGACGGAAGACGTTATCCGTGGATCTGACCTCAAGATCATTGGGGACGCCATTGGCATGAGCTTTGGAAAGGACAACACCAGCAACATCGACAGCGATTTCGACACCTTGGGTATCAGTCAGGGTGATTACTACATGAACCTCTACCACCTATCGCGCAGCAAGTTGATCACATGGGAGGAGATGTATCGTCAATCAGCCAATTACAACCTCCACTTTTCGGAACTGAAGCGTCTTGTTGAGGCGTATGAGGACTACAAGACGACCTACCACAAGATTGATTTCACGGACATGATCGATGAGTTCATCGAGCGGGGTCATCCGCTGGACGTGGATGCCCTGTTTGTGGACGAGGCGCAGGACCTTTCCACCCTGCAATGGGAGATGGTGGATATCCTTCGTGAAACACCGGATATCCAAATCTTTGCAGGGGATGACGATCAGGCCATCATGAACTTTCAAGGCGCTGACGTAGAAGCCTTTCTGACGGCTACGGAAGAGCGTGAGGTTTTGAGTCAGTCTTATCGTATTCCTCAAAGCACGTGGGAAGTTGCCCAGAGCATCGTGAGCCGTATCTACGGACGAGCTCCCAAGGAATGGAAGGCACGGCCGGCAGAGGGTCTTGTCCAGCATCACCAAAGCCTTTGGGAAGTTCCCTTTGATGAAGGCGAGTGGTGCCTGTTGGCTAGAACAAATCGCATAGTCTCTCAGTACGCCAACTTTCTACAAGAGGAAGGATGGGTCTACAGCCGAAACGGCTACCCCAGCATTCCACCCAAAATGTATGAGGCGATCTTGAGTTGGGAAGCCTTGGCCAAGGGGCGCCAGATCAGCGTTCAGCAACTCCGTACCATGTACTCCTTCATGAAGTCTGGGAATGGTTACGCCAGAGGCTTCGGCCCAAGCTCAAAGGTATCTTCCGCATTGGAGGACGATGCTTTGATCAACATGGCTTTTGCTCAATCAAATCTGGGGTTGATGTACGACGGCGAATCTCGATGGCATCAGGTTCTGGAGAAGATCAGCATGGACATGCAGCATTACCTTCTGAATGCGCTCAAGCGTGGAGACAATGTCAAGAATCCAAGAATCAAGGTTAGCACCATCCACTCCATGAAGGGTGGAGAGGCCGATAACGTCTTGGTCGTTCCGGACCTGTCCTACCCGGCACACCGTGCGTATCAGGAGGACCCTGCTCCGGAACATCGCGTCTTCTATGTGGCTGTCACCAGAACGAAGAAGGCTTTGCACATCATGGAACCAACAACGGATATGTACTACCAGATATGAATCCCAGGACAGTCTTGGAAAAAGCTCTTAGCCTTGTGGAGGGGGAACGTGCTTCTCAGCATGGAGATTTCAGAAGTCTGCATACGAGATTTGCTGAACTCATAAGCGCCTATCTGGAAGTGCCTGTTTCACCATCACAGGCCGCCTTCATGATGGTACTGTTAAAGGTAGCGCGTCATGAGAACGGCGCGTTTAACGAGGATGATGGAGTGGATGCAACATCTTATGCTGCTTTTTGGGCATCCCTATGTAAGGAGGAAAGCTAATGGACGAAGACCTGTTTGACGAAACCATCTGGACACCTACAGATGTGCTGCCTGATCTTTCCTCTGAGAACATCATCTGCATCGATGTGGAAACCAAGGACCCCAACCTCCTGACCAAAGGACCAGGATGGTCCAGGGACGACGGATATCTAATCGGTGTCGCCGTTGCCGCCACCAACTGGCAGGCGTATTTGCCCGTGGCCCACGATAGCTTCGGCAACATGTCCAAAGAGAACACCTTTCGCTGGTTACAGGACCAACTGGATACCGGCGTCGATGTGGTCTTCCACAACGCTCAGTACGATCTAGGCTGGCTGAAGACGGAAGGCATTGAAGTCAAAGGCAAAATCCTCGACACCATGATTGCGGCGCCGTTGCTGGACGAGAATCGATTCAGTTATAGCTTGAACGCTCTTGCGTCTGTCTATCTGGGAAAGCGCAAGGAGGAAGACGACCTCAAGCGCACGGCCGCTCAACACGGGGTGGACGCCAAGAAGGAAATGTGGAAGCTTCCCCCCGCTCGCGTAGCTTTGTACGCTGAGACGGATGCGCGACTGACGTTTGACCTGTGGACCGTCCTGCGTGACAAGCTGGTGGACGAGAACTGTCAGGCCATTCTCGACCTTGAACTGGACTTGGTGCCTCTGGTGTTTGAAATGCGGTGCCGCGGCGTCAAGGTGGATCTGGAGAAGGCGCAGGAAACCAAGAGAATTCTGCAAGCCAAGGAAGACGTGCTGAGAAAAGAGGTGATCGATGAAACAGGGGTGGACGTAGAGCCGTGGAACGCCAAGAGTCTGGCCAAGGTCTTCGACCGTCTTAGCCTTTCCTATGAGCGGACGGCCAAATCTGGCGCCCCCAGCTTTACTAAGAGCTTTCTGTCG